TGAATATACTAGGCTACCCTTTGATTTTACCATTTTTGATATTTTTCAATAAATTTATCTAATTTATCTTTACCAGTTAATGCAAATGTAGGATCTTGGTTCACATGTTTTGCTTGAGTGAGTAAATAGATAACATAAGCTATATTTGTTTTATCGTACATAGCTCTACGAACCATTTCACGCATAACATATGCGTCTACACTATGAACTACATTTGCTGCGTTAGATACAGAACGTTCTATTGGTCTTTGTTCTTTAATTTTATATTTTAATGGTGTACCGTTTAGAATAGATTTATATGTAACCAATTCTTCAACTGGACAATATGCTGTAAATAAGTCTGGTAATAACCATCCTTGTACAGATTTTGTAGCGTCCCATCCATCAATTAAAGTATTTCTTAACCAATATGCACCTTCACTTACGCTTTTAGCTGTTTCATGGAAATATTTAACATTATGTTTACCTAAGATTCTTCTTGGTTTATCTAGACTGCCATAATAAAAAGTCATCAGGCTATCCTTGAGCTTTTGTCTATTTTCTTTAAGATTTCCTAAGCTATTTCCTGAAATACGCATGTATTCTTTACCTGCTTCCATATAAATATCATTACGAGTATTTCCTAAAATACCTGTGTAATACATACCTTTAATTGAACAGGTTAATGCTGACATTATTTGTGTGCCTGAAGCTACAGCGTCAAATGACACCATATATCCTGATGGTCTATTCCATAAGAAATCTTGTAAGGCTTTAATTCCAGCAAATGCTAATACTGGTTCATCAGCATTGTTTGCTAATAAAAATTGTTTAATCTTTTCATTAGACCATTTGTCTAAATCTTGTTCTGCAAAGAACTCTTTAGCTTTTAATAGTCTGTCTTGATAAGATAATTTATCAAATCCCATATTATTCATTACATCAATTAATAAATAATCTATTGCTGTAAATAATTGGAATTTGCTAGTTTTAATATCATTAATCATTTGCTGTTTCATATTTTAGTCCTCGTAGAATTGTATACTATCTGATATACGTTCTTTATTTTTAGATTGTAATATAGCTTTTGCGTAGCTATTTCCTTGATATGATATGTAGTAGCCTTGGCAATATACTCTACCTCGCTTATCATATTTGTGTGTAAGCCAGAATGTATTATCATTTGAAATCATTTCTGCAAAAGTTTGATAACAACCTTTTTCATAATGTTCAAATGATGCTACACGTTTTTCATAGTCTGACTGTGTTTCACTGTCTTTAGGTGATTCCAAATCTTTCCATTCATTACGATATGTTCTAATAACTTCTTCGTTCAGTTCTAAACATACGCTATTCAAATAGTCTAGTGTGTCTGTGCATATATAATTATTATGATATACACCTCCTAAAATTAGACTATCTGATGCAATAGTTAATTGACCTGAACCTCTGTTATTATTCTTTTGGTTCACCTTTAATGGTTGTACAAGCATTGGGTTAAGATATTTAAATTTATCTACTTTAGCTTGTGTTTCTTTGTTAAATTTGAACTTAGTTAATAATTGATAATTACTTTTTCCTTCTACTAGTGTTAGATAATTTTTACTAGCACAATAGAATATAATTTTTGCTATTTTTTGTACTGATACGTCTATTTCTTCTTCACGTTCTTTCAACATTGCTACTGCTGTATCAAGATATAAAGAATGTTTCTCAGCAAGAATACTTAGTAATTTAATTACAACTTGTTGTTCCCATTTATATTCTGGATTATTTAATACCTCGTCTTGTTGGATTAATGGGCTAAATATTTCATATAACCATTTGTTTAGTTGTCTTTTGTTAAATGTATTTTCATACATCATTTGCATTTCAACTTTATTTAGTTGTCCTACTATTCTTAATTGATTCATAGTCTATCCTTATATAGCAGTAAAGCCCTTTTCAGGGCTTTATTACATTATTGAAAGTAAAGCAGTTATTGCTTTTAGTTTGATTTGATTTGATGCACTATTACATTTAAATATAACAATAGGCTCTTGTCCTAATGCTAATGTAATTGCTGTTAATTGGTTCACCATAGATGCTTGTAATACCAATAGTTCAATAGAATTATCATCTTGAATTGCTTTATCAAAATTAGTTAAATCAACGCAATCTGTTCTAATTTCTATTTTTTTATATTTGATATGTACTACACCATCTTTTAAATAATATTGTTTAGATGCTTTTTCTTTACGCTCTAAATATATTAAATGTTTTAACGGACTATCTTGAACATCTGACATATCTACATCAGTATATTCTTGATGTTGTTGGTTCACTGTTTGTTCTACAGTTTGTCCAACAGTATTTACTAAACAGTTTGTTGCTGTTAATCCAGCATTCAAGGCGTTTAAGCCTTGATTAACTACATTATTTCCTAATGATAATGCAGAACCAATAGTTTGAATTGCTTGTGGTAACATAGTCTATACACCTCTATTTAAAAAAGGGACTTACGTCCCTTCTATTTATTAAAGATTTGCAAACACGTTAAGGTTATTAGCAGTGTCTTCATCAACAGTTTTGTTCACATCAACATGAACTAACTGTACTGTAAATGCACCAGCTTGAACAAATTTGTTCTCACCAACTGCTAATTTCTTAGCAGATTCTAATAAGTTATCAACAAGTGCTTGTTGTACTTTAGATGGTTTGGTTTTCCAACCGTCACCAAATGTATCAAGTGCAAGACCTGATAATTTAATGAATGATTCACCATTCATTACTCCAAAGTTTAACCAATACGTTGCTTTTGGTTTATCTTCTGCTTTAGTGTTGGTTTCTGTTACTACTTCTAATACGTTATCAAAGTTAAAATCTGACATAATTTGTTTCTCCATGTTTGTTTATATTAAGCACACCATTGTGCCATTCTAGGCACGGTCGTGCGTAAGCACGACACAAGCATGCGTTAGCATGCAATAATTATTTAAATATTTAAGCCTGTTTAAGGGCTTTATATTTATAGAAGTATATACGCCGTTTAAGGCGTATTTACTAAAAATAAAAGGGCGTTTAAGCCCTTATTCTTTTACACATAAACCAAAGTTTGATTCAAACATCTCATTTGGTTTACATTCTGAGCTGTTAGCTACAGCTCTTACATTCTCTATTTGAAGAGAATGTGTTTTGGCATATTCTGCCTCAAACTCTCTATCATTAGCCCATAATAAGCTAATACCTAGAATGATAGCTAAAGTTGAGCCAATAAATGACTCTAAGATAAGTTGTTTATTAATAGACATATGTTTCTCCAGTTGTATAAAAAGCCAGATTAACTGGCTTATGAAAGATTAAGATGGATATTTTGGTTCACAAAACCAATGATAAATTGGGTTTTCTAAATCAACCCAATCTATTCCCTCGTTATCAATTACTTCACAAATTGACCATTTGAAACAGTCTTCTGTTTCCATATCAATTGCTTGTTTAATTGTATCAGTTAAGTTGCTGTAATCTGATGGAATAGGACGTTTGTTTTCAAATACGATAGCGTAGTTCATGTTTAGTTCTCCATTGTTTTGGTTTGTAATGAATTAATGAAGAGCATTGTTATTTGGACGAAACGATTGTTTCAAGATGAGTATAAGATAGGGTATTTGATGAAAGGCAATGCTCTTAATTAATGCCATTCTAGGCATAGCAAAGCGTAAGCTTTGCACTAGTTATTTATAAGTTATTTAAAGTTATTTTGGGACATTAGTATTTTATTTATTATTATTTATTTGGTTCAATGGAATAATAATAGGATATTAGAGCGTAGGATTGTTATAGAAGGATTATTTTATACAATGTAATAGATTGTATTGTTTTTAAAGATAATCGTTCTAGGCTTATTTGAGAGCGTTTTAGAAGGATGTATTGTTGTACAGTAATAAAATAGATTATTTAGTATATATTCTTGTGAATTGTGAATTGTGGATTGTTTTAAAAAAATAAGGGGAATTAACCCCTTATTTGTTATTTATATCTGTTACGAAGTTGTTTAGAAAGTTCTTCAAGTTTAGCAAGTTCTTCAAATCCTCCAATCTCTTCAATTGAAGCTTGAAGTCCTTGTAATGAACTCATACGCATTCTCTCTGCATAGTTAAATGCTGATTCTGATACTGACTCTACAGTATCTGCAATGTTGCTTAACACTGCACCTACACGTTGTAGTGTTGGCTCAACTGAATCCAACACAGTAACAGATGCTAAAAATGCTGAAGAGACTGCGTCTCCGAATTTAACGTTACGTGCCATAATATAATCTCCTATGTAAGTTAACACAGAGCGACATACACCATGTAAGTAGCTCCATTCTAGGCTAAAAGAGCGTAAGCGAGTGAGATGTAAGTCTCACCTGTGAATAACTGTGAATAGTGTGAATTAAAGTGTGGGGGGGGTCTCAGACAAAGGGGAACTCGACCCTCTATAGGGTTCTACATCAGACTTTATATAATATAAAAATCATGTATGTATTTAAAAAATAAAATAATTTTCTATACATCAGCTTCACATAATATAAAAAATGTGTATGTAAAAAAAAAAAAATATTTTACTTTTGTCTAAAAATATGTTACTAATATATTATATTATTGATTACTTTTTATATAGTATGTTATCTAAAGGTGTTTATGTATTAGAATTAGAGAATGGTAATTACTATATAGGTTTTAGTAAAAACATTCCTAAAAGACTTAAATTACATTTCTCAGGTAAAGGGTCTATGTGGACTAAATTACATAAACCAATAAGAGTAGTTGAAACTATTGAAGGTAGTTTAATAACAGAATTAAAAACTACTTTAAAATATGTATTTGTATATGGTTCTGATAAAGTTAGAGGTTCTATTTATGTAAGTCCTGAACCAAATGAAACTAAAGTACATATGATTAATTGTAAAGCTAAATATTATGTAATGACTGGTAAAGCCTCATTTAAATGGATTGATATAAATGCTATAAAGTACTGTATCAAGTAAGGCTGCAAAAAGTTATAAAATTCTCGTCTATAAACTTCCTTAGTTCCCCATCATAAATATTTACTTTTGGTTCAGAGTATATTACTATTACCTTGCTTTCGATGCTCCGCTGGTTAAGAAAGTACTAATAGGGCAACCTACTAGAGCAAGTTGTTATTTTTTCATATTTCGTTCCTTATCCTCTTGTATGCTTATTGTACAAGAGGTTTTTTATTCCCATAATTCCCCAAACCAACCCACACAATACCCCCACACAATACAGAGTTTTCTTTTTTCTTTTGGCTCATTAGAGCCAAAACTGTTATGATAGTAATATTTATATAAGGGGTTATTTATTATGGTACTAAAATTTAAAGATAAGTCTTTAGTTGAGAAAGAGCAGATTAAAGCTGATAAGGCTTTAGCTAAGGGTATTGCGCCTAAAGAAGTTGATATTAATCTAGCTGATAAAGTGTCTATAGATGTACTTAAAGAACCAGAAGTAGAACTGTTATCTGTTGAAGGATTAAAGAAGATTTATCCTAGAAAGGTTAATGATGATGTACTTGCAGAATGTGTAAAAGTAATGAATGATTCTGTAAAGGATATGGATGCAATTATGCAAGAACACTATAGGGATAATCTTGTAAGTGTTATTGATGTAATTAAAGATGGTGAAAGAATTAAGTTTAAGGATTATGTGAAGGCAGTTAAATTCTGTAGTTTTAAAATAGCAGGATATACTGATACTAGGGCATATAGTTTAACGTTTCCTGAACGTATAGAAAGAATGGCTAAAGATGGTATTTCTAATACTAATCTTTATGTGTATGCAAATAGTTATGCTAAGAATAAAGTAGTTGTAGAGATTATGGCTAAGCTTATAGTGCCTAGTCATATTATGTTTCAAGATTATTTTAGTTTAGCAGTAAAGACTCAAGTAGAAATTATGACTGATGATACGATTAGTCCTAAGGTAAGAAGTGATGCTGCTAATAGTTTAATGACTCACTTGAAACAACCAGAAATTAAACAAGCTGAATTAAAGATTAGTACGAATGATAATGGTGCTATTGGCTCTTTAACAGAGGCTTTAAATAATTTATCTAATGCACAGAAACAAGCTCTTTCTTCTGGTTCAATAAAATTAAAAGATATTAGTGAAGCAGAAATTATTGAGGTTAAAGAGAATGAGTAAGACTGTTGAAGAATATCTTAGTGAAGTAGATTATAAAGCATGGGAAAATACTTATGTA